TACCAATGTAAACTTCAATCAACAAAATGACGCAACATCAGATTTACAAGAAGATGTGGGTGTCGTAGATAACATTGCATTAAATACTGAATATGTGTTTACTGATACACAATCCATTACTGATAATGTAAATACAATAAACACAGAACTTGAAAAATCTGATAGTATTATTACAACCGATGTTCTTACAAAAAACATTGAATACACATTATCTGATTCACAAAATTTCATTGACAACTTATCAGTAGAAACCACAATTGCTTTGTCAGATAGTGTTTCATCTTCAGATAGTTTAGATGTGTTGATTGTAATTCCAGTGGAATTGTCTGATAGTGTTAACATCACAGAAACAGTTACAAAAGATAAGGATTTCTCATTCTCAGAACAACTTTCATTAAATACTGTTACAGAAATTGAATTCCTACAAACACATGATGACACCAGTGAATTGTCTGAAAATCTTCCACTTGTAGATGTGGTATCATTAAGTGTAAACAATACTGCAACTGATAGTATAAGTACTTCTGAAACATTTGTGAAAGAAATTACACTTGGACTCTCAGATACGTTCACACTTGTTGATGATATAGCAACAGATTTCACACAACTTAATGACGCAAGCAGTGATTTAGTGGAAGAAATCACATTGTCAGACGCAACAGCATTTGACATTGATTACCTAATTCCAACAGACACGGTAACTGTCTCTGACGCCAATGTTCTAGAACCACAAAAGAATGTTTCTGACTCACAAACTGTAACGGATGCGGGTGGAACCATCTGGGTAGATAGTTATTTCGTGAACGGTAGATTCTCTGCATCACCGTATGTGGCAGGAGATTATGTTGGAACTGGATATAGTTTATAAATTTTGTATAAATACTAGTATTGATTAGTAGTTTTTCAACAACCAAAACAACCAGAGGAAAAAATGGAAGAATTAATCAAAGCAACCGGTAAGGTTAAGATTGTTGTTCACGATGAAAATGGTGTCGTGAAAGAAGAACGTAACATCGACAATCTTGTAGTTACTGTAGGTAAGGCCTACATCACATCACGTATGATTGGCACATCATCAGGCGTAATGTCACACATGGAAGTGGGTACTGACAATACTTCAGCATCAGCTGGACAAACTGCACTTATTGCTGCTGTATCAGGTTCACGTACAGGTTTGACATCTTCAACACAAACCACATCATCAAGCAGCAACGACTCAGTACAATATGTTTGCACATTCCCTGCAGGCACAGGTACTGGCGCTCTAGTTGAAGCTGGTATCTTCAATGCCTCATCATCAGGTACCATGTTGTGCCGCACTGTGTTCTCAGTAGTGAACAAGGGTGCATCTGACGCTATGACCATTACTTGGACTGTCACACTTTCATAATTAAAAACTAATGCCAGCTTTATTGCCGATTAGGTTCCGGACGGAACTAGCACGCAGTTTTCACCGAGATATTGTAAATACATTGAATGTTCCTAGTGGAGAGTTGAACACTCTGAACACACTAGATACTACAATGTACACCTATTCGGCAACAGCTGGTGACACCACTTTCTCTGGGGAAGATGTCAAGGGTAAAACTTTGGCATACACCCCAGGCAGAGTGGAAGTATACATTGATGGTGATAAAATCTTAACAGACGATTACATTGCCACCAATGGAACTAGCATTGAATTTCTAACTCCCATTGGTGAAGAAGTTACAACATTGACCATTCGTGGTATTGAATTTGCTGATACAGCAATCAACACCAGTCAAGACACCATCACTTATGTTGACCATGGATTCAATGAAGGTGACCAAGTGTTATATTTTGAAAATGGTGCTACAACTGGCATTACCAACATGGTGAATGCTGTATCCTACTATGTGATTTTCATTGATGAAGATACCATTAAGTTGGCTACTAGTAGAGCCTATGCCATTGCATCATCTCCTACTGCCATTAACCTAGATGGGTCTCCATCAGGGTCAGCATTTCAGTTGGTATTGATGGAAGAATATATTGACGGTGCAGCTGTAGATACACAACTGGTGAATTTACATGGCATCACAGTACCTACCACAGGTGTTGATACTGGTACTGAAACCATCACATCATTGAATCATGGATTATCTAATGGTGAAATTGTTACCTATTATTCCAATGGTGGTACCACCCTTGGAGGGTTAACCAACAACAGTGAATACTATGTTGTGAATGCCACAACAGATACATTTAAATTGTCATTGACATCCGGCGGATCGGCAATCAATTTTACTGGAACAGGAAATAGTAATCAAGCATTTTTGCGTATTGACAACACCTTCTATCTTGCCTCACACGGATTTGTGACCGGTCAAGAAGTTATCTTTACTGAAGATGGAGGAAGTATCTCCACATTAACTGATGCCACAAACTATTTCATCATCAAGGTGACCAACAACACCATTAAGCTAGCTACAACATTGGCTAACGCTCAAGCAGGAACAGCCATCAACATCAAGCCCTCATTTGACATCGGTGACATGATTCTAACAGGTCCATTGGATCAAACAGTCACCATCAACACCTTTACATTAACAAATTATCCAAATCCTCATGATTATTTCTATGTGTTTCTATCACGACCAACGGAATGGGCCAATGAACCCACACCGCCAACTCCTGTAGATGCACGTTCAGATGATTCTTCCATTAAACGGAACATTTTAGGTGTAAAGAAAGTTAATCCAAGTGATGTCACATTGTTGGCTAGAAGAATTGATTGGACAACAGCTACCGTGTATGACCAATATGATGATACAATAGATATGTCTGATTTAGATTTCTATGTATTCAATTCCGACAATTTCCGAGTATATAAGTGTTTAAGTAACAATAATGGAAATCCATCCACTGTGAAACCAAGTTTCTCAGAAGTTGGTCCCAAGACGCTATCAGATGGATACATCTGGCAATTGTTGTACGAAGTACCAGCTGCTGACCGTGTGAAATTTTTAACTGCTGATTATGTTCCTGTGAAGTTCTATGGTACATCTACACGATTTGACCATAACGGTACCATTAGTGAAATCATTTTGGAAGACCAAGGATCAGGTTACACAACGACACCATCTGTCATCATTGTGGGTGATGGTGTAGGAGCTGAAGCATCTGCTGTAGTTGGTAGTGGTTTAGTTACTGAATTGAATTTAACCAACGGCGGTTCTGGATATAGTTTTGCTTTCGTATTGATTCTTGGGGGAGGAGGAACAGGTGCCTCAGGTTCTGTCACCATTGAAACAACAGACCTTCCCAACATCATCAATCAAAACGTGGCAGGGTATGCCGTTGCCACTAACGGACAAATTGATTTCATTGAAATTGTAGATGGGGGCACTGGATATGTGAACGCCACAACCACTGTGAACATTAATGGAGATGGTGAAGGTGCTGCTGCTGAACTTACAGTTGTAGATGGTGAAATCACTGCTGTCACTATTACTGACCGAGGCACTGGGTACACGTTTGCTGATTTGACAATTAATGGAGATGGAACAAACGGAGAACTTCGAGCTGTCATTTCTCCACAAGGTGGCCATGGTTCCAATATTCCACAAGAATTGTTTGCTACAACACTAGGTATCGCAGTAAACATTGAAGATTTCCAAGAAGATTTCTTTTTGGAAAATGATTTTCGTCAATATGGAATAATCAAGAATATTAAAACGTTCGACAATGAAACATTGTTCTCTGCCAACACAGGTAACGGATGTTTTGTTTTAACTGTCCCAGATGCATCACAATACAATCTTGATGATATTGTAACAACTGACAGTAATGGAAAATATTTGGTTGCCTATGTCAATGAATCTGATAGCGTTATCTATCTGCTACCTGTGATAAATAATATCACAGAAGAATCAGTATTAGAAAACACCACTACAGGTACATCTGGTCTTACCATCACATCGTTGACACAGCCAGAAATTTCTCAAAGAACAGGTGAAGTTATTTACTATAACAACATCGCTCCTCTTGTTCGACAACTTGAACAAACTGAAACATTTAAATTGTATATCAACTTCTAATAACACATGGCCACTAAGCTAAATCTCAACACCTATCCATATTATGATGATTTTGATTTGGACAAAAACTTTCACAGAGTTTTGTTCAAGCCTGGTTTTGCTGTACAAGCTCGTGAACTAACACAATTACAAACCATCCTTCAAGACCAAATTAAACGATTTGGCGATAACATCTTCAAGGAAGGTTCTGTTATTTCTGGTTGCCCAGAATCCACAAATTTTGGTGTTGATGTTATTAAAATTTTAGATACAGATACAGCTGGTCAAGAAATCACTGATGCGGCTTTACTAGCATTGGAAGGAAAAATTCTAGTAGGTGCCAACGACAATGTGAAAGCTGTTGTGAAGAAAGTTGCTACTGGTAGTGAAACAACCACATTTAAAGCAGTGTTTCTACAATACATTTCACAAGGTGATTCAGGAACCACTGAAACATTTGTTGCTGATGAAGTATTGACACAAGATGATGATGAAAACGTAACAGTGATTATTGCAGATGCATCACAAACACCAGTCACAAAAGGTTCTTTATTTTCTGTAGGTGACGGTGTGGTGTATGCCAACGGTTACTTCATTCGTCACTACACACAAACCATTGTACTAGAAAAATACAGTGATACGCCAAGCAAAAAAGTAGGATTTCTAGTATCTGAAGAAGTCATCACATCTGATGATGATGAAACATTATTGGACCCTGCACAAGGTGCCTTCAACTATACAGCTCCAGGTGCTGACCGTTTTAAATTATCTACAACACTTGTAGCTTATCCTATCAATGAAACGGTGGAAGGATTCTTTGTACTCTACGAAGTAAGTGCTGGTGCTATCAGTCGTAGATATGATAGAACACAATACGCTGAATTAAATAAAACTTTGGCACGTAGAACCTATGATGAATCAGGTGATTATGTTGTACGTCCATTCAACTATCATATTCGTGAACACTTGGTAGATGATGACACAGATGGTGTTTATACAACAGTGCAAGGTGGCGACAATGGAAAACTCGCTCTTGGTGTAGAACCAGGAAAGGCATATGTTCGTGGATTTGAATATGAATTGTTTGCCACAAAATATCTTGATGTCGTAAAGCCTACAGACACCAATGAAAGAACCGCTATTCGTTTATCTACTGCATATGGAAATTATTTGATTGTAGATGAAATGTGCGGCAACATTCCTTCTAATGGTTCATTGGTATCATTACGTGGCGCCGCAGCAGGAGCAGTAACAGCAGGTACTTATTCATCAACATCAGCTCCTGGTTCACAAATAGGTACTGCTCGTATTGCCACTGTAGAATATATTTCAGGAACATCTGGTGCTGCTTCTGCTCGTTATCGTGTATATCTTTATGATATTGAAATGACAGGGGGTAGTGTAAGTGATATTCAAGGCATCTATTTTGACAACGCTTCAAAAGATTTTCATGCAGACGTAGCTGATACACCTGCTGTATTGAAAGAAAGTTCATTTTCACCTTACATTATTCCCACCACCTACGATTACGTTAAAACATTACAACCTAACACGTTAGACAACTCATTTGTCTACAGAAAACATTTCACTTCTGTAGCAGTGGCAGCTAACGGTTCTGCTTCTGTTAGCGTGTCAGGTGATGAAAATTTTGCATTCACCACATCAACTAATGCAACAATTCTAACAGAATTCATTGTCATTGCTGAAACTACCATTAGTACAGGCAGCACCATTTACACAGCTGGACAAGTTATCAACATGGTTGGTGCTAATGCAACTGTTACACCGGGCACCAACACCATTAACTTCAACATCTATACTCCAGGTAGTTTAACTGGAAGTCCTACTGTGTCTGTGTTGGCTTCTGTTTCTCGGTCTGATGTTACCCCTCGTACAAAAACATTGAACACCGACCGTTATGTTCGTATTCAAACAACCAAGAAGTTGGGATATGTAAGTTCTGGTACCTACTTAACAGCAACAGCATCTACGGGAAGTGCAAATATTGCTTTCTCATATAATGCTTCTGTAGCCATTACATCTGAAGACTGTCCAGCTGGTAGTAAAATTTACACTAGCGCCAATGTGTTGCTTGGTACTGTTTCTTCTGTAACAGCAAGAAATGATGGAACATCTACTGGACCTATTGTGGTGTTAACTGGCAATTCAGCTGCAAATATCACCACAACTAGCTCCACACCATTGCGTGTTGTTCATCCTAATTGGGATGTAGTAGCCAAGAGATTCACAACATCCGCTTCACTTGGATTATACGACATTTACGCTGTGGATTATGTGAAGGCCGGTGATGTGGAAACAAGTTGGGCCACTATCAACACTTCAGGCGATGATTACACCGGACAATTTAAAATTAAAAATGGACAAACAGACAGTCACTACAATCTAGGAACCATTGATGGAGGCTTCCTAGAAGAACGTAGATATGTTGTTCGAGTAGACCATTTTGTTCATAACGCTGGTGCCTTTTTCAATGTGAATTCATATCCATTGCCTGCACAAGGCAGTAGTCCAACATCTACACAAATAGATTGGCACAAGATGCCTGTATACATGGCATCAAATGGTAAGAAATATGAAATGCGTGATTGTGTGGATTTTCGTGTCACTGTAGCCAACGTGGCAACATCCACAACCACATTGACATCTTCCAACATCAATCCTATAGGATATACAGCATCCACCAAGGCATACACAGGATTTACACCGTTCTATATCCCCCACCCACAAGAAGAATTCATCACTGATATTGAGTGGAATCTTCCCCGTGTGGACAGAGTGGTGTTGGACGCAGATGGCAACTTCACTGTGGTTCAAGGATTGGCATCTGAAAATCCATTAACACCTAAGTTGCCAAGCAATTGCATGGACCTAGGTGTGTTACAACTTCCTCCATTCCCTGCTCTTTCTCCAAAGGCGGCAAAATTGGCTGGACGTCCTGTGAATGCATCTAGCTTTAGCAAAGCAGATTTACAACGCCGTTACACCATGGCAGATATTGGTGTCATTGAAAAACGTTTGGGTTCATTGGAAGAATTCACAAAACTTTCTTTCCTAGAACAAAAGACCATCAATGCCTTGATATATAATGATACAGGTGAAGAAAGATTCAAGAATGGTGTTCTAGTAGATTCATTTGATAGAGCTGAAAAAATCAACTTGAACAATGAAACCAATGATTGTTTAATTTATCAAGGTGTGCTTTCCCCTCGCCTAGATGCCGACCCAATTGATTTAGAAGTGTCTAGCACCAGCAGTGTATTGTTAGCTCCAACAGACGCCAAGATTGTTGTTCGTCAAACTGTAGGTGCCACCAATTTCGGTATTGGTGAAACTGTAAGCCAGGCCACTTCAGGTGCAACCGGTGAAGTTGAACATCGTGTAGAAATTGCACGTGGTGGAAATTACAAGTGGGTTCGTTTATATCTTGTGAATTGCACAGGTACTTTCGTAGCCAACACAGCCTACACAGTAACCGGTACTACAACTAGCACCACAGGATTAATCACATACACAGGCATCACAACAGCCATTCTTGCTGCTGATTTCCGACCAGACTTGGTGAATTATCCTGCTGATGGTGAAATTGCAACATTACCTTATGAACACGTGGTATTCACAGAAAATCCTTATGCTTCTGAATCAGTATCCGTAACTAACAATGTTGTGTATGGATATGAAGGTAGCATTGGTTTAATTCCTGCTGAAGATATCTGGTACGAACACAGAACACAACCACAAATCATCAATCACTACAACACTGAAGTCATCATCAAGGAAGTTGAAAAACAAGTAGAAGTGATTCGTGAAGTTGAAAAAATTGTTGAAGTTTCTATTCCAATGCCAGTTATCGTAGAACAAGTAGCTCCTCCACCACCTCCGCCACCTCCAGTCAAGAAAGAAAAACCTGTGGTTCCTGTATTCGTGGAACAAAATTGGAACTTGAAGCCCATCAAGATTGATAGTGTGGGTGGCGCTCTAGGAGTACCAGCCATCATCTCAGTGACACCCACCATCATTGATGAAGGATTCCCAGTGTTCTTGCCATTGGATTCTCCAGCACCACCTGAAGAAACACCACCTGTGTATGGAGGAGGCGGCGGCGGTGCAACTGGACGTGACCCGGCTTCAATATACGGTGGTGGCGGCATGACATGGAAGGGTGGTGAAATAGAACCAATCTCGTCATTTGGTTTCCAAGACGTTAACGCAATTTAATTAGGAATTATTATGTCCATTAATCCACCAAATTTACAAGCACCTGCTGATGAACCACTAAGCTATATGCGTAGTGCCACAGTGAACTTCAATGCCAAAGGATTGAAGCCCAACACTCGGGTGTATCCTTTCTTTGACGGACAACTTGTTACCGACCATTGTCGTGACATTGATGCCACAGTATTTGGAGGAAATCTTGTAACTGATAACAACGGTGAAATATCTGGTGTATTTCGTATTCCTGCTGAAACATTTAAGACAGGAACTCGTCTGTTCACATTGATTAATCATCCTTCAGATCCTACTGCTCAAACCGATTGCGTGGCTATAACATCCTATACATCTAAGGGTGCCATCACTTATGATACAGGAAAAATAGGATCCACACGTGCACCTAACATCACATTTGCACGGTCAACATCACCTAGAGAATTATCTGTAGAACGTACAGTAACAGTAAATCCATCTACAACATCATTCAAAGATCCAGTTGCTCAAACCTTCTTCGTGTCTGGGCAAAACAACGGTATCTTCATCACCAAGATTGATGTGTTCTTCAAGACAAAGCCTTCTGTGGCCAATGTACCCATTACATTACAAATTCGAACCACAACCAATGGAAATCCTGGAACAGAAATTCTTCCCTTTAGTACAGTAACATTATATCCTAAAGATGTGAATGTGTCCTCTGATGCTGAGGCACCAACACAATTTACATTTGAATCTCCTGTGTATTTGAAGAACAATGAAGAATATGCCGTAGTTCTATTGCCAGCAGGTGGTCGTGAAGGATATGAAATTTGGACAGCAGTTCTTGGACAAAACAAAATTGGTACAGAAGAAAAAATTGACAAACAACCCGCTGCTGGTCGGTTGTACATTTCAAGCAACAGCGTGAATTGGACCGTATCAGAATCAGCAGATATGAAGTTCACCGTGTATCGTGCCAACTTCAATGTATCAAGTGGAACATTGATTTTAAAGAACAAGAAGATTGATTATCTTGGTATTTCTTCCAACTCAACTGAAGTATTAGTAGGAGATACTCTTACTGGTGTAACTAGCAGTGCAATAGGAACTGTTTTAAACTTTGACCGCTACAACAAAGTGGCTCATGTGGAAATTGTTTCTGGAACATTTAGTGATGGTGAAACTGTAACAATCAAGAGAACATCAACGGCATCAAGCTCGGGTACTGCCATCATTTCATTGGAACCATATGAAGATAATGTAGAAGGAAAACTTCTACATCGTTTGGCACCTGGCATCTCATACATTGAGTACAATGATTCAGCTGTATCATTTGAACATAAAATCTACAATTCATCTGAAGTGGATCCAGTATCATATACACCCATGAAGAAAGAAGGTGTCTTTACATTGGGTGAAGAAAAAACTGTGTACTCACATTCATATGAAACATTGGCTGGAGGATTGAACATCACTGACCCCACAGAAGGTTCTGTGATGGTGAAAGTGAATTTCTCAACCAGCAACTCCAACATTTCACCTGTTGTTGACATCACGAAGTCACAAATTGTAGGTTATGAAAATGTGATTCGTAGCACTAGAAGAACATTGTCTGGTACATCAACATTTAGCACTGGTAGTACAACTGTCACAGGTAAAACTTCTGGCGATGAAACCGCCTTTATTGACCAAGTAATTCCAGGCGCTGTGCTTCGTAACTCTGAAGGCAAAGTTATAGGTGTAGTGCGTGCAGTCACAGCCCGTGATAGTATCACATTGACAGCTAATGCTGCTGTTTCTGGAACTGATGACATCATCACAGTAGATTATGAAGCAGCTGATGTGAAGGGAAATGCAAAATATCACACACGTTTCGTCTCACTTCCAACAGGCGCTGAAGCAGATGATTTAATGGTGTTCTTGGATGCCGATATTCCAGCTGGTACTGATGTAATTGTGTATGGAAAACTTCTAGGTGTAGGTGATACCACGGAACCTAAGAATCGTCCTTGGACACAAATGATTAAAAGTGCAGCCAGCAACAGTCTAGGAGCAGGTGAATTGGTATATAAGTTTGACAAAAATGGTCATGATGAAGGCACTGTGGTGGGTGGATTGAATAGTTCAGGTGTGTTTGAATATGTGGCTAACGGTTCAACCTTCACTCAATTCCATGTGTTTGCAGTGAAGATTGTGATGACCAGTGTAGATTCCTACTATATTCCAACAATAAACAGTATGCGTGCTTTGGCACTTATGGCATAATCTCATGGATGAAACGAAAATTCAACGTGACAAGTCTAGCTCTGCTGTAGTAAACACTGACTTTGAAGGGTTGGCAGCATATAAAGCCAGAAGATACAGTAAAGACAAAATGAAAGAACTTGAAACTGATATAAATAGTGTAAAACAAGAATTAACAGATATTAAAAATATGCTACAACTCTTAATTGCAAATAGAGGATAACGATGTCCACATTAACCTTAAGAAACGTAAAAGGTACACCACTAACAAATACTGAAGTTGATGATAACTTTAGTAATTTGAATACCGATAAATTGGAGAAAGATGGTAGTAACTCCATGACCGGTAAACTTACAACTGTTACTAGTAGTTCTTCAACTGCTAGTATTCGTGTTGTAGCTGGTAGTGCCGACCCCACATCACCTGTTTCTGGCGACGTTTGGAATAACGCTGGTGACTTCAAGTTCTATACAGGTTCAGCAACACGCGTTCTAACAACATTGGACGGTGCACAAACACTCACCAACAAAACGTTAGATGCTGCCATCGTTACCAATGGTTTGTATTTTGAAGGTGCAACGGCTGATGCCTTTGAAACATTACTAACAGTTGTTGACCCAACAGCAGATAGAACCATCACCATCCCTGATGCCACAACCACGATGGTTGGTACTGATGTATCACAAACACTTACCAACAAGACCATCAATCTATCCAATAATACATTGGTTGCCACATCTGCACAAATGTTGGCTGCCATGACTGATGAAACAGGTACAGGCTCACTTGTGTTTGCCGATACACCAACATTAACAACACCTGTCATTGCAGAAATTGATGCCACTGCTGATTTTACAATTGACGCAGGCGCAGACATCAATCTTGATGCTGACGGTGGCGACATCATCTTGAAGGATGGTGGTACTGAATTTGGACGGTTAGTAAACAACTCAGGTCAACTTCGTATTGCCAGCAGCTCATCCAATACAGCCGCCATCAATTTAACAGGTGCAGAAGTTGCATTAGTAGGTGATTTAACCATCGGTGGTAATGACATCAAGTCCTCAGGTGGTACCACAGCAATCTCATTGAACACAGCTGATGTTACTGTAGCCGGTGATTTACAAGTTAGTGGTAATGATATTAAATCATCAACAGGCTCTGTTGCCATCTCTCTGTCAAATACCGATGTAACAATTGCTGGCAATTTAACTGTTAATGGTACAACAACCACGGTGAACAGCACCACACTTGACGTGGATGATGTGAACATCACTCTTGCCAAGGGTAATTCCACAAACGCAGGTGCTGATGGTGCAGGTATCACCGTTGAAGCCACAACAGCAACCAACAAGACATTTACATATAGTAACGGTAATGATTCATGGTCAAGTTCAGAACATATGAATCTTGCAGCCGGTAAACAATATCGTATCGGTAATTCACAAATTGCTGCATCCAATTTGAGCAACGGCACCACAGGTTCAGGAAGTGTTGTTCTTTCGACAAGTCCTTCTTTAACAACACCAGCACTTGGCACACCATCAAGTGGTACATTGACCAATTGCACAGGACTTCCAAACGGTGGTCTTGTAAATAGCTCAATCACTGTGACAGCAGGTACTGGTATGTCAGGTGGTGGTTCTGTTGCTCTTGGTAGTTCAGTAACATTAACTAACGCTGGTGTAACTTCTGCAGTAGCAGGCACAGGTGTGTCAGTTAGTGCAGGCACAGGCGCAGTCACCTTCTCAATTGGTCAAGCTGTTGCCACAGGTTCCAACGTACAATTCAATTCATTAGGTATTGGAACTGCAGCATCTGGCACTGCCGGTGAAATCAGAGCTACCAATGAAATCACAGCCTACTACTCAGATGCTCGCCTAAAGAATTTCCATGGCACCATTGATAACGCTTTGGAAAAGGTGACATCATTGAATGGCTACTACTTCACTGAAAATGAATTAGCCAAGTCACTTGGTTACAATAATGATGCCGTACAACTCGGTTTGAGTGCACAAGAAGTTCAAGCTGTGTTCCCACAAGCCGTGGCACCAGCACCAATTGATGACCAATATTTGGCTGTGAAGTATGAAAAGTTAGTACCCGTGCTCGTGGAAGCCATCAAGGCCCTAAAGCTGGAGCTAGATGAAGTAAAGAAGAATTGCAACTGTAATAAATAATTTTAGGCCTTTAGGGGAGTAGACAATGGGTGTAATTCCAAATACCGGGTCGGCAATTGCGATGGGGCGTGTGCGTAATGCATACGGACTTAGTGGTGCCGCCCGACTACGTGCTGACTTGGCCGCCGCGGTAAATAGCAATCTACTAGGAAGTACCAGTCTTTCATTAACCGGACAAATTCGACTATCCATTGACTTTGGTGGTCGCCAAACACCGAGCACATATTAAGACTTGACAATTTTGTAGTACCTATATAAATTTCTTTATACTATTTTTTTGTGGAGTGATTATGTCCGACATTACGTTAGATACATTAATTAACGCTATCAATGATAACCCATCGGAATACGAAGAACGCTATGTCCGATGGGTTTCCATTGGGTATGATAAAAAAAGGTTAGCTGAACTACTATACGAGCTAAAGTACCTAAAAGAAAAAAATGATTGGCCCGAAAGAATTGCCTTTTTGGAAGATGTATTGGCTCAACATGACCCTGAACATCTTTTAAATCTTTTAAACAACGACCCACAAACGGTTCGTTTCGCCATGGTGGAAAAATGGGCTCGCCAGGCCGCTATGGAAATTTTAATTTTCGACAAATACAGCATCGAAACTTTAAACACAGTCACACAATTTCCACTAGCTGATTATCAATTGTTTGTGAAGCGTGTACTTGAAATCACAACGATGATTCAGGACATCACCACACAATCTAGCTCTCTGGCAGCTGGAGTTGCTGGTGTATGAAGAACATCTATGATTTAAGCATTTGGAAAACACGGCCAACTAAACTTGCCATTTTGATTCCTTGCAAGGAGTCCATGTATAGTTTGTTTACATCTGCATTAGTTGAGTTGGTGAAAACTACAACCATGGCAGGTATTGATGTTCATGTGTTGTATGACCAAAGCACCATTCTTCTTGCACAACGTGAACGTTTGGCAAAACAAGCCTTGAAGATTCGCTCGGATTATGCTCTTTGGTTGGATTCAGATATGTTGTTTCCTAGCACCACTGCCATGCGATTAATGGGACATAACGTAGATATCGTATGTTCAAATTACATGAAACGGTCAGTCCCACTCCAAACAGTTGCCTATCCTGAACGAGGTAACTGGGATAATTGGTTACCGTTGGAAGGAGACCAAGAACTAAAAGAAGTGGAAGGTGTGGGTATGGGATGTATGATGATGAAAACGGAAGTGTTGAAAAACATTGAACCTCCATATTTCAACTTTGAATATTATGATGGAGATTGGCACGGAGAAGATTTCTACTTTCAACAAAAACTTCGAGATGCTGGCCATAAGATTTTGATTGACATGAATTTAAGTTTCCAAGTGAAGCATATTGGACAATGGGCATTCGGAGCAAATCTTGGTGTGAATGAAGAAAAACGTGTAGACAATGAAGTGAAGAAGATAACCAAATTAAAAAAGGTGAAGAAGCATGCTGAATAATGAAACATGGTTGGCTCATAGTGATTTGTTTAAACACCACTGGATTGTAGAAACAAAACATTGGGTTCGTAGTTTAGGATGGTTCACTGATTTCATACAAACTGTGAAGGATGCAGATGGATGGGCTCAAGCCGGTGACAAAGAGCTAACAGCGTTCGATTATGTTGATATCATTGATGCCAAAGGCTCTGAAAGAAAATTATACAGATGCTCCAACGGTATTACATGGGAACATATCTCTGGTCCTGTAGTATTTGTGGTTCGTAAGGATGCTGAACAAGTGTTTATTGCGGGCTGGGCCGGAGAAAAGAAAGTCATTGAAAAGATGAAGAAAGAAAGTGATGATCCGTGGGAATGGTCTGACAAAATGATTATTGAAGTGGACCCTATCGTGGCACTACACACCTTAAAGGTTCGAAGAACTGCCAAGAAGGATCAAGTTCCAGTGTTTTTTGTAAGTAACGGAGAGAACAATGCTGATGAGAATTGGAAGCATTTGGTGAAATTATGCCCACGTGCTGTTCGTATTGATGGCATTGATGGACGTAGAAAAATGTTTCATCGGTGTGTAGACTTGGCAGGAGAAGCTACACAATTCTTTGTTGTAACAGGTAAAAATTACATCACAGATGCTTCTGTATTTGATTATCCCGTGGAAACCATTTCTGACGCACATATCATTTTCCATGCAAAAAACATGAGTAATAGATTACAATATGGTCACATGGGTGTGGTGTGTTACAACAGCAATCTAGTGTTAAATACACCAGAAGATTTCGGTTTAGATTTCACTCAATACAGCAAGACCATCACTGTGCCAAGAACAGTAAGTGAAGCTGTGTTTGCCACATCTGAATATGAGGCCTGGAGAACAGCATTTCGTGAAACAGTGAAGTTAACCGTGACCTATGGTGATGATGCCCACTTATGGTTGGATCGTTGGCTGTCATTTGCTGAAGGGCAATATTCTGATTGGGTATTAAAGGGAGCAAAAGAAGGACATGAGTATGCTGAACAACATCGTGATAATAAAGAAACATTGAAAAACACGGTGGATTGGAACTGGTTACACACATATTTTGAAGAAAATCACGGTCCACAATAGAACAATTATAAATAACTGTAGTAATCACCTATGAACGAGAATGTCCATGGCTACAGTTAAAAACTTGGTGATTGACCAAGGAACAACATTTTCTTTGGATATCACAGTTTCCGATGCTAACGGAAATGAGATTGATTTAGCTGGTTACACACTCAGAGCACAACTACGAAAAAGTTACGGAGCCACAAGCTACACAGCTTTCACCGTAGAAGCTGCTGATGATACCACAACAGGTGTATTGACAATTTCTTTAACAGATACACAAACATCAGCATTGAAAGCTGGTCGGTATGTTTATGATGTGGAAATTGTCGCACCTGTTGCTGATGGTAGCACAGTCACCCGAGTATTAGAGGGTATCATCACGGTAACACCTGAGGTAACACGATAATGGCATTAAAGGTAACAACATCTGCACAACCCAATATTAATACAACAGTTCGGAAGGTTAATATTCCTTCTGTTAATCTTGAACAATTGAAAAATGTGGATTCAGCTGATTTAGAGGATGGCTATACTTTGGTATATGATGCTACAACAGAAAAATGGGTAGCGCAAGCAGCAACAACCAATGTTGGTAACATAGACGGTGGAACATTCTAACTAACAAAGTATAAACTCAAATCAGGAGTGCAGTAAATGACAGTAATTCAAATTAAGCGGTCAACAGGTTCTACCGCTCCAACAACCAGCGACCTTGCTGAAGGTGAATTGGCATATGCCGAAGACCGCTCTGGTAGCGGTGCCAATGCCATTCTTTACATTGAATCAGTAGCTTCAGATGGCACCACAGCAACCATTGACAAAATTGGTGGTAAGTATTACACTAATACTGTTGACAGTTTCTTGGATCCACGTGATGGTACCGTGGGTGATGCTGTTGTTCTAAAAGATGCAGACGGTTCTAACACCGTTACATTGAAGGCAGCAGCAACAATTGCATCCAACGTAGCCTTCACACTTCCTGCTGCTGACGGTTCTGCAGGACAAATCTTAACCACAAACGGTTCAGGTGTTCTATCATTTGCGGCACCTGCTTCATCATCATTAACATTGGCTGGTGATACTGGTACTGACACATTCAGCACTGGTCAAACATTAACATTCACCGGCGGTGAAGGTATTGATACTGCAGTTACAGACAACACAGTAACAATTTCAGCAGAAGATGCATCTGATACTAACAAGGGTGTTGCATCTTTCAATTCAACTAATTTTACAGTAACAACAGGTAATGTTGTCATCAACTCAGTACAAGGTACTAAGGTTGATATCACAGGTACAGGTTCTGTTTTAACTCTTGCTGATGATGATGAATTTCTAGTATATGACGCATCAGTACCTGCCAACAAGAAAATCACAGCTGAAAATGTAGCTGATTATGTGTATGCAGGTTTTTCAGGTGACATCACTGTAACTGAAGCAGGTGTGGTTTCCATCTCTGCAAATTCTGTTGCTCTAGGTACAGACACAACAGGTAATTATGTTGCTACTGTTGCAGGCACTGCTAATCAAATTTCAGTATCCGGTTCAGGTTCAGAAACAGCAGCAGTCACTATTGCCTTAACAAATGATGTGGCTTTAGTTGGTGATTTGACTGTTGGTGGTAATGATATCAAGATGTCAGGTGGCACAACTGCCATTACTTTCTCAGGCTCAGGTGACGTTGAAATTGCCGGAGATTTGAAAGTTGGAGGTAATGACATCAAGACTGCCAATGGAGCAACTGCTTTAACACTTACTGATTCAACAGGTGATGTTGAAGTTAAGGGTGATTTGACTGTTACAGGTAATGACATTAAATCATCATCAGGCACAACTGCTTTAACACTTGATGGTGCCAATGTGACTGTTGCAGGTAATTTAACAGTTAACGGTTCATCAACCATTGTTAACTCAACAACAGTTTCTATTGATGACGTAATCTTGAAGTTGGCTGATGGTAACACAGGTAACTCAGTTGACTCAGGTGTATACTCTGAATATGTTGAAACAGCAACCACAAAATATGCTGGTTGGTTCCGTGATGCTTCAGATAGCAATATCTTCAAGTTCTTCGTAGGTTTACAATCAGAACCTTCAACCACAGTGAACACAGGTGGTACCGGTTATGGTGTAGGTACTATTCTTGCCAACTTGACAGGTGGTACCATCTCATCATTAGCCACAGATTTGGCAGTGGCAGATGGTGGTACAGGTGCTTCAACATTCACAACAAACGGTGTGTTGTATGGTAACGGAACAAGTGCCATCCAAGCCACAGCAGCAGGTACCAACGGATACTTCTTGTATTCCAACTCAGGCACACCTGCTTGGACAAACGTGATTGACGGTGGAACATACTAATAAATAATTGAGATTACATCATGGATTCACAGAAGTTTTTAAACAAGTATATACAAACTTTGGCCGAGCAAGTTAAGACATTAACAATGGAAAAAACCATGTTAGCGACTCAACTTGCTATGGCCCAAGAAGAACTACAAGAATTAAAAAATCAAGCAATACAACCGAAACCAGAAGAAAATAACGGTCAATGGCAGTCATAATTAAACCTAAAAGAAGTGAAGTTGGTAGTGCAGTGCCTACAACAAGTGACCTTGTTGTAGGTGAAATGGCAGTCAACACCGCAGACAAGATAATCTATCTTCGTAATTCTAGTGATGTCATCGTACCAATTGCAAATTATGCTGATATCCCTACCAATCTTGAGGATCAAATTGACGCATTGGAAGCAGCAGTTGCTGCCATTGTGTTTCCTACAGGTGATTACGGTAATTTAACAACTGCAGGTGTAGATGCATTTGGACAATCCATTGACAGAACATTTGACTGCTTAACTGCACCGGTTGGTGCATTAGCTACTACTGATTTAGGGGCATTGACGTAAACGCTTAGGAGAATATAGATGCCAACACAGGTACAGTTTAGAAGAGGTACAACCGCTCAAAACAATTCATTCACTGGCGCTGCAGGTGAACTTAGTGTTGATACAACACTGAATGTTTTGAGATTACATGATGGTTCAACCGCTGGCGGCCATGCATTGGTCAGCGGTTCTTCAACCATCACATTAACTAACAAGACCATTAATTTAAGCAATAACACCTTAACTGGTACCATTGCTCAATTCAATACTGCATTAAGTGATGCAGATTTTGCTACCTTAGCTGGCAGTGAAACTCTTTCTAACAAGACATTAACAACACCTGTTATTGCAGAAATTGACAACGCCTCTGACATCACATTAGATGCTGGTGGTGATATCATTCTTGACGCAGATGGCGCTGATATTCTTCTTAAAGACGACGGAACAACTTTCGGTAGCCTGTCACAAACAGGCGGTGAACTTGTTATTAAATCAGGTTCCACACCAACAACTGCCATCACCATGTCAGGTGCCAACGTTACCATTGCAGGTAACTTAACGGTATCTGGTTCCACAACTACAGTAAGTTCCAACACCGTTTCTATCGGTGATAGTACCATATTGCTGAATGGTGACGCTACAGGTAGCGCATCTGAAAATGCTGGCATTGAAGTTGAACGTGGTGATGATACCAATGTTCTTCTTCGTTGGAATGAATCCACAGATACCTGGCAGTACACTGAAAATGGTACTGACTATCACAATGTAGTAGGTACTTCTGCCACACAAACTCTTACCAACAAGACATTAACAAGTCCAGTAATTGCTACAATTAGCAACACTGGAACTTTAACATTACCTACAAGCACCGATACACTTGTGGGTCGTGCCACAACTGATACTTTGACCAACAAAACCATCAACATCAAAACAGGTCAAGGTAACACGTTCCAAATTCAAGATAACTCCATTACATCTTATGTTGGAACTGGTGCTAACGTTGTTCTTTCACAAAGCCCAACCATCACAAGCTTGTATGTTCCTGCCGATGGTATGTATTTTAATGGAACAACAGGTGTTACACAAGTTGCCGCTTCTGCAACAGCTTCAGGCACTTTAACATTACCTGCAGCTACAGATACACTTGTTGGTCGTGCCACAACTGATACATTAACCAACAAGTCCATTAGTTTAACAACCAATACCATCACTGGCACAACAGCAGAATTCAATACTGCATTGACAGATGGAAATTTTGCTACTCAAGCAGGAACTGAAACACTTACCAACAAAACTATTTCTGTAGATGACAACACTGTTAGCGGCATTGCTGCCTCAAGTTTTGTAGTATCAAATTCATCTGGATACATTGATGGTTCAGCATCACAAAAAGCAATTCCTACTGGAACTGTTGTAGGTACTTCAGACTCACAAACACTAAGCAATAAAACTATTGCTCTTGGTAGCAATACAGTTTCAGGCACCATTGCAGAATTCAATTCTGCTCTTACTGATGCAGATTTCGCCACACTAGCTGGCATTGAAACATTAACTAATAAAACCCTAACTAGTCCTGTAGTAACTGGGTTGACATTGAATGATGCCAGCATCGTGTTTGAAGGTGCCACAGCCAACGATTTTGAAACCACTTTGTCTGTCACAGATCCTACTGCTGACAGAACATTGACGTTACCAGATGCCACAGACACACTGGTGGGGCGTGCTACAACTGATACTTTAACAAATAAAAGCATCAGTCTCACCACCAACACCTTGACGGGTACGGTGGCAGAATTCAATACAGCATTGAGTGATGATAACTTTGTCACTTTGACTGGTTCTGAAACACTTACCAACAAGACACTTACCACACCTGTCATCTCAAGCATCACCAACACAGGTACATTGACACTGCCCACATCAACTGACACATTGGTGGGTCGTGCCACAACTGATACATTAACTAACAAGAGTATCAGTGGTAGCACCAACACTCTTAGCAACATTGCCAATTCATCATTGACAAATAGCAGCATCACCATCAACGGCACTTCAACTGCACTTGGTGGTACCAGAACATTGGTTACTGATGATATTGCTGAAGATGGTAGTCCTGTCAATCTTTGGTACACAGATGCGCGCTCACGTGCTGCAGTAAGTGCCACAGATGCTGGTGGTGATGGTAGTTTCAGTTACGATTCAGGTACAGGTGTGTTCACATACACGGGTCCTAGCGCCACAGAAGTGCGCGCTCATCTATCAGCTGGTACGGGATTAACATATACATCTGGTGCTTTCGCCATTGATTCAACTGTTGCCACATTAACAGGTTCACAAACATTATCCAATAAGACATTAACAACACCTGTTATCGCAGAAATTGACAGTGCGGCCGACATTACATTAGATGCTGCAGGAGACATCATTCTTGATGCAGATGGTGCCGATGTATTGTTGAAGGATGGAGGCACAACATTTGGTGCCTTTACACAATCAGGTGGTGAACTTGTCATCAAGTCTGGTTCCACACCAACATCAGCCATCACCATGTCAGGTGCTGATGTCACCATTGCTGGTAACTTGACAGTTTCAGGTACCACAACAACTGTGAACAGCAATACGGTAACCATTGGCGACAACATCCTTGTGTTGAACAGTGATGAAGCTGGCACACCAAGTCAAAATGCAGGCATTGAAGTGGAACGCGGTACATCTACAAATGCCTCCATCACATGGGATGAATCCACAGATAGTTGGGGAGCTGGATTGGCAGGCGCTGAAGTTCCACTTGTCACAACATCAGGTACACAAACACTCACCAACAAAACCATTGATGGAAGTCAATTAGTGGCTGGCTCTGTTGCCAATGCCAAGTTGACAAACAGCACCATTTCAGGTAAGGCACTAGGTACTAATCTTGATACCTTGACCATGGGTGTGTCCGGAACTGGATTGTCTGGTTCTGCAACATACAACGGTTCTGGCGCTTCAACATTCACTGTAACTAGCAATGCCACCAACGCCAACACCGTTTCAACAATTGTAGCCCGTGATGCCTCAGGAAACTTCAGTGCAGGCACCATCACCGCTACATTGTCAGGTAATGCTTCAACAGCAAGCGCCTGGGCAACAGGACGTACACTATCATTGACAGGGGATGTCACAGGTACTTCAGCATCATTTGATGGTTCTGGCAACATCTCAATCGCCACAACTATTGCTGCTGATAGTGTGGCACTTGGTACAGACACTACAGGTAACTATGTCGCCAGCATCACTAACGGTTCATACATCACTGGCGGTAACGGTGGTTCTGAAGGCGCAGGTTTAACACTTGCAGTAGACGCTACAAGTGCCAACACAGCATCTAAGGTTGTGGCTCGTGATTCTTCAGGCAACTTCAGTGCAGGAACCATCACTGCTGCATTATCAGGTAATGCTTCAACTGCCACAACATTGGCAACAGCAAGAAACATTCAAGGTGTGTCATTCAACGGCTCTGCTGACATCACAGTAGTGACAGCAGGTACTGGTGTATCTGTGTCAGGTACGGCAGTTAGCATCGGTCAATCAGTGGCAACATCAGCAACTCCTTCTTTTGATAAAGTGCTTGCCACTAATAACGGAAATGCTGAAAACTTTAAAATTGGTGATGATGCATGGATTGGTGATGTCAATGCTGCCAATACAATCAGAATCAAAGGCGTTCAGGATGCCACAGCAGGATACATCACATTTGGTAATCAAACTACGGCACTAGGATTAACTAATGCAACATTACTAACATGGGGTGGATCTTTTGGTGCTTCAAGTGAAATCACAGCCTACTATTCAGATGAACGATTAAAGAACTTCAGTGGAAAAATTGAAGGTGCATTAGATAAAGTGATGAACTTGAATGGTTTCTACTATACAGAAAATGAACTTGCCAAGTCATTTGGTTTCAACAATGACAAACAACAAGTGGGTGTGAGCGCACAACAAGTACAAGCTGTTCTTCCAGAAGCTGTTCGCGTGGCACCATTCGTGGGTGAACAGAAGGTGGAAGAACAATATCTCACTGTTCAATATGAAAAACTTGTCCCACTCTTGATTGAAGCCATCAAGGAACAACAAAAGAAGATTGAAGAATTAGAAGCTAAAATCAACAAGCAATAAGGTAACTACTCATGGCAATTACTACACGCCAAGAATTAAAGGATTACTGTCTCCGTCGCCTTGGGTATCCCGTTATTGAAATTAACGTTGATGATGACCAAGTAGAAGATAGAGTACAAGATGCCATAGATTATTGGAATGAATATCATTTCGATGGTGTGGAACGGGTATACTTGAAAGCACAAGTTGAAGCATCAGAGCTTCGTTTATCCACCATCTTTGCAACTCAATTCACAGTAAATGAAACTGTGACTGGTGCCACATCTGGCGCCACTGCTACCGTGTATGCTGTGAAAAGCAGCAACATATTGAAAGTTCGAGATGTGAATGGGACATTTAGCAACTCAGAAACCATCACAGGTAGCATATCAGGATTTTCCACAACCTTACACGCCACGACAGCTTATACAGAAAAAAGTTGGACCACAGGAGATTTTTCTGTGTCAGATGCTGTAACTGGTATCATTCGCGTGTTGCCGTTTGGTGACGCAGGAAGTAGTCGTGCCAGCACCAACATCTTTGATGTGGTGTATCAATTTCGATTGAATGATATGTACAATCTACTATCATCAGATGTGATTTACTACAATCAAGTAAAAATGCATTTACAATTGCTTGATGATATGTTTGCGGGTTCTCGCAGTTTTTCTTTCAACAGAAAGAAAAATAGTATTCATCTAGATGTAAACATGGATGAAACATTTGAAGATGGTG